GCTGTCGGTCCCGCTGGTCCCGAGGGTCCGCAAGGTCCGCAGGGCATCCAGGGCGAGCAGGGTATCCAGGGCATCCAGGGCATCCAGGGCGACACGGGTCCTCAGGGCGACACGGGCCCGGCGGGTTCTCAGGGCATCCAGGGCGAGACCGGGCCCGCGGGCGCTCAGGGTCCGACCGGACCTCAGGGTCCTCAGGGCGACACGGGGGCGGCGGGGACGACTCTGGTGACGGGTCTCACGGACCGTTTCGAGGAGCTACCCGCTCAGACCTTCTCCGACTTCGCTCACGGAAGCCTCGTCGCGGCGAGCCCGACGCGGGACATCCAGACAGCCATCGACGCGACTCCGGTCGGTCCGGCCTGTCAGGTCATCGTCGGACCCGGCTCCTATGCTGGGGCGACGGTCACGATCCCCAGCGGACGAAACAACCTCGCCATCATCGGGCCCCAAGCGGGCGACTTCGGCGGGACTATCGCCTCCCTGTCGTCCAGCCGAGCGCTGACGGTCGGGAACAACGTCGTCCGAGCGCGGCTCGTCAATCTCCAGATTGAAGGGCTCACGACCATCTCGACGACGGGCGCGGGCGTGCATCGTATCGAGCGCTGTCAGCTGCTCGGCGGTCTGACCCTCGGCGCAATCTCTCAAACGGTCTATGTCGTCGGTTGCGAGGTCGGCAACGTCGTCGTGCCTGCGGGCTTTACCGGCGTGCTACTCTTTGACCGCTGCCTGTTCCTCGGCACTCTGACGAATAACAGCGGCAGCGCGCTGCGCGTTGCCATCAGCGACAGCGCGGGCGGTTTCGCTGCGCCCACGGCGAGCGCGACGCTCAACGGTCGATGGCAGTTCGGCGCGTCGACGACATTCTACGCGGGCGGCGTTGCCCTGCTCGGCGCCGCGCTAACGTCGGTCAACGGCTTGACCCCAGCGGCGGACCGCCTCCCCTACTACACGGGGGCGAGCTCCGCGGCTCTGGCGACGCTCACGTCCTACGCGCGAACGCTCCTCGATGACGCGGACGCGGCGACGGCTCGGACGACCCTCGGCGCTCAGGCCTCCGACGCGACGCTGACGGCTCTCGCGGGTCTCACGACCGCGGCGGACCAGCTCCCATACTTCACGGGCGTCGATACTGCGTCGGTCGCGACGTTGACCTCTTTCGCCCGGACGCTCCTCGACGATGCGGACGCGGCTACCGCTCGAGCGACGCTCGGTCTCACGACCGGGACCAGCGCGGGGAACGTCGTCGTCCTCGACGGCTCGGCTCAGCTCCCGGCGGTCGATGGCTCTCAGCTCACGGGCGTCGTCGCGTCGCCGTTCACCGCCGATGCGTGGACCTTCCAATGGTCCGCGGCGGCCGGGTCGCCTGTCACGTTGGCGAACTACACGGGCTCGGCGAACATCTCCGCTGTTGCGGTTGTCGGCGCGGGCGCGTTCGGCGGCTCTGCTGTGACCTATGAGGGCGTCTCGTGCTGGGAGTTCACGCCGACCAACGCGAGCGGTCAGCAAGAGCTAAACATCCAGCCTGCAACCCCGGTCGATGAGTGGGAACTGCGCGCACGCGTCTGGATGCCGGGCGAGGATTCGACGGGCTCTCCCATGTTCATCGGCGCGCTCGGCAAGCAGGTCTCAACGACCATCCCGCAGTTCCTCGCGGGCGCGAGCAGCACGGGCGCATGTCGACAGAACGGGACCGCGGAGGAGGTCAAGATCGAGACCGCGGACGTCCGAGCGAGTTGGGTCACGATGACCATTCGGGCGACGCGGATTCACTCCGGCGCGACCCTGACGTCCGTCGCTCAAATCGTCTACTCTCTCTACTGTGGCGAGTTCCTCGTCGGTTCTTGGAATGGGTCGAATGTCACGGCGGGCTCGAGCGCGGCCGGGCTCATCCGGTTCGGGAGAAATCCGGGCACGAATACGCGGGTCATGCGTATCGCGTCGCTCCAGTGGCGCAGCGGGAATAACCAGGCGACTCCGGCTTATACGTTCCGGGGTCGCGGATTCGGCGGCGGAGGTCCAGCATGACGTCGAGGCTTTCTCTCTCCGCGCTCCTCCTCGGGGCGTGTTCGGGCGCTCATCTCCCTCCGGTCCCGGGTCCCTCGTCGGTCCCGTCGTCGAGCTCCTCGAGCGCGCATCGTCCGTGGGTATGCTCGACGCCCGTCGGCGCTCTGGACCTCCCGCTCCCCGAGGCGCACGGTCTCCCGCTCGTCGGCGTGTCGGTCGTCGTCCAGGTCGGGCCCCAGCGGGTCACGGTCGCGTGTGAGGCTCCTCGCGTCGTCGAGATTCCGAGCGCGGCTCCGACTGAGGCTCCCTCTCCGGCTCCCGAGTCGGCTCCGTGAGGGGCTCTCTCCGAGGCTACCGGACGCTCGTCGCGGGCGTCGTCGGCATCGTCGCGATTACCGTCCTCGCCATCCATGGCGAGGGCTCGACGGATGGGGCCATCGCGCAAATCGCGGGCATCATCGGCGTCCTCGCGGGTCGCTCAATGGCGGAGAGGGACTCGCATCCTCCCGCGCCTCCTCCGGCCTCTGGCGGTCCTCCCGCATGACCTCTCGACTCCTCCTCGCGATGAGCCTCATCGGATGCGGCGCGGCTCCTCGCAAGGGGGACGACGAGCCTCGACTCCGACCATCTCCAGCGGAGCGGGCGGTCGCTATCGGTCTCGTCACGCTCGGGACCGGGGTCGCTACCATCGCCTCATCGTGTCCCGACCAGACCGCGGAGGACTGTCGAGCGCTCTCCGCTCGAGCCGGGGCGGTCGTCCTCTCAGTGTCCATCGCGGCGGCGGCCCAAGCGTGGCTCGCGGCGTCGGACGACGAGGTCGCTCAGGCGGCGGAGCTCGAGCGCTGGGAGCTCGAGCGGCTCCGGGCCCTCGAGGAGCATGGTCCCTAATGGATGCCCTCCAGGTCCTCGGGATAGCAGGCGGGACGCTCACTATCGCGGGCGCTGTTTGGAGAGTCGTGTCGTCGGCGTCGCGTGTAGGATTCGAGGTCGAGGCGTTGCGTCGGGACCTGTCTCGGCTAGAATCGAAAGTTAAGGAGCTCGAGGACACGCGGGTCTCTGGTCGGACATTGAGCGAAAAGCTCCAGGGCCTCCGGACCGACGTCCTCCAGCGCGTCGAGCTCAAGCTCAGAGGAGGCAGTGACAGCCTATGAATATCCTTGTCTACGCGGAGACAGCGGCGGGGCGGGACCTACTGCGACACGCGGCGACCATCGTCACGGGCGGCGCGGGGTCGGTCACGGTCTACACTCAGGTCCTCGACGCGATGCGACAGCTCGACGAGGAGCCTCCTCCGGACCTCGTCCTCGTCGCGGAGGACGTCGAGGTCGGGGAGCTCGCCCCGAGCGAGCGGGTTTTCTTCGACCATCTCCTCCTCGCGGCGCGGCGGCGCAAGATTCCCGCCGTACTCCTCGGCTATTGGCAACAGACGGGCCAGAGCTACGGGGCCCCGGTCGTCGCGGACCTCGGGGCGGAGAATCGGGTACAGACCCTCCAGCGGCTTGTCGCTCAGGCGCGGACCTCTCTCCTCGGGCTCGGAGTCGCGGCCTAATGCCTACCCCGAGAAAACCTAAGACCGAGCATAAGAGGCCGGGACGCCCGAGTCTTTGCACGGACGAGACCATCCGGCGACTCTGCGAGGAGTTCGAGCGGACGGGCGTCGTCAAGTATGCGGCGGCGCTCGCGGGCGTCTCCGTCGACGTCATCGACCTATGGCTCTCTCGCGCGAAAGAAGGCGGCCAATACGCCAAGTTCGCGAACGCTTGGACCCTCTCCCGGGAGCGCTCCCGAGCGGCGCTCGTCGCTCGCATCATGGAGCACTCGGACCGGGACTGGAGGGCGTCGGCGTGGCTCCTCGAGCGTCTCGACCCGGCGACGTGGCCACAAAAGCCGGAGGTCGTTGTGACGACTAACGTCAACAACCAGGGGGCGAACATCGCGCCTCTCCTCCGTCAGCTCGTCCATATGCCGAGCGAGGCGCACGGGGACGACCCGCCTCCGAGGGGAACGGCTTAGTCGATGCCTCGCATCGGCGAGCTAGCCCTCCTCCCGTGGCAGCGTCGATTTATCGGCGGAGGTCTCTCGGGGTCATGGTCGAGGGATGTCGCGGCGGTCCGCGGGGGTTTGGGGTCGGGGAAGAGCCTCGCCCTCTGCGCGCTCGCGGTCATGCTCTGTGACACGCGACCGGGCGCGCTCGTCGTCGTCGGTATGGATACCTTTCGACGGCTGAGGGACGTTCACCTCCCGCACTTGCACGGGCTCCTCGCGGGGAGCCCGGTCGTCTTCGCGGCGTCTGAGCAGGCTTTCGTCTGGCCGAACGGCTCGCGACTCCTCCTCGCTCATCTCGACACGCCCCAGAACAGCGGGCCCGGCTCGTCGCCTATCGAGGGCCTCAACGCTCACGGCGTCCTTATCGACGAGTGTCAGGTCCTCCGCTCCGACGTCCTCGACGTGGCTCGCTCTCGAGCTCGCGTCCCGGTCCGGGATACGGAGGGCGTCGAGCGGCGACCTCTGGTCGTGACGTGTGGCATCCCGGTCGAGCCAGCATGGTGGGTCGACCGGACGCGGGATATCGGCGGCGCGGCATACCTACCCCAGAGCGCGGAGAACGCGCGACATCTCGGGGAGGGATGGCTCGACCGGATGCGGGAGACCCTGAGCTCGCGAGACTACGCGGCGCTCGTCGAGAATCGCCCTCTCCCTCCGGTCGGGTCCGTCTTCTACGCATGGGCTCCGGAGCGATGCGTGACCTCGGAGGCCGTCGACCTCGGGTCGATGCGGACGATGCTCGCTCTCGACTTCGGTCTCCGGTTTCCCTGCGCGCTCCTCCTCGTCGAGCTCACGCGCGGTCGATGGCATGTCCTCCGAGAGTGGGCTCCGGACGATGAGACCCTCCCGGACTTCCTCGCGCGTCTCGGCGCGGAGCTCGTCCCGCGTCGCCTCTGGACCGCGGGGTCTCGACATCTCCCGGTCGACTCCATCGTCGCGGACCCGGCGGGCGCGGCGCGCTCCGCTCAGACCGGAGTCGCGGACCTCGACCTCGTCGCCCTCGCTCCTCCTCGAGGGCTCGGCATCCTCCCGCGGGTCGAGCGTGACCCCGAGCGGCGGGACATCGTCTCGGGGTGTACGCGGGTAAACTTGGCGCTGGAGCGCGGCGCTCTGACGGTCGACCGGACCCTCTACGATGCGGGCCTCCGGGCTCCGGCCTCGAGGCGGACGCTCGCTCGGGCGATGACGGGTTACCGCTGGGATGAGCGGGCTCCGGGTCGACCGAGCAAAGACGGGACGCATGACCATCACGCGGACTGCCTCCGCTACGCGGTCCGGGAGGTCCTCTGGTATCTCGCGGACGCGCCTCGAGAGCGGGATGCTCGACCAACTCCTCCGCGTCGAGCTCCATCGAGCGCGCTCGATGAGCGCTAGACTTGACGCGGTCGAGGGGCGTGGTAGGGTCGGGGTCGGGGTCGTCCTCGGTCGTATTCGCCCGAGGTCTGGCGAGTCAATCTCTCGGGGTGAGTGTCGCGAATAGGTCGCGGCGGCGCGTCGAGAGAGCCCGACCCCGCAACTTCTGGAGGGTCGCATGGTCTCGTTCACGTCGCTCCTCATCATCGCGAAGTTCCTCGCCCATAGCTGCGGAGGTTCCCTGTGACTGCCATCTTCGTGAAGATCGTCCTCATCGCCTGTCACGGCGGCCTGTACAGCATCATCTGATTCGGTTCCCGCAGGACCGAGGCTCGCGGAGCTCTGGCCCGGCCATTCTTTGACAGCGCGTCTCCCCTCTGCGGCTAGTCCGCGGCCCCATTGAAGCGCAGAGCTCGTCGATGATGACGAGCGAGGCGGCCCGTTTTCCGCGGACTTCGGTCCGTGGCCCCATTGAGACGCGCTACTCTTTGCATCCCCCGTCAGGACCGAGGCCCGCGGAGCTCTGGCCCGACCATCGATAGACGGTCGCGTCGGACGCCTCGAGCACGCTCCGGCGTGCGTGTCCTGACGGGGTGTGCATCTTCTGACGGTATGTGCTAGTCTCTGGCCCGTGGCTATCACGACCCGAGTCCAGAGCTACTCCGCTCCCGAGGCCATACCAGGTCAGGGCGTCGGGACTCAGTCTCTCCCGGTCAATGACGGGGAGACGAACACGCGCCTAGTCGCGGTCGCTCCTCGCATCGCGGCGTACCGTCAGGCGATGCGCTGCGCTCCGTGTGCGGTAGGAGCTCAGGCCCTCCTCGGGCTCGCGACCTCCGCGACGTGGGACGTCGCTCCGGCTCCGGACTCTGCGGCGTCGGAGGCGGCGGCGGAGGTCATCCGGCGGACGCTCGGTCTCGGCGGCTACTCGGCTCCGGTCATCGAGTGGGATGGTCGGGTCCTGAGTCTCCCTAGCTGGGAGGCCCGTCTCCGTCAGCTCCTCGTCGGCGCGCTTTACGGGTTCAGCCTCGCGGAGATGGTCGCCTATCCATACCAAGGGACGACCTACATCGACCTCGAGCCTCGCGACCAGTCGAGCATTAGGCGATGGGTATATGAGGGGCGACGCCTCGTCGCGGTCGACCAGTGGCTCCGGGAGCCCGGCGGTCTGTCAAGCGTCGGCGATGTCCGCATCCCTTACGAGCGGCTCGTCCATCTCGTCTGGCCCTCGCTCTCCGAGGGCGTCGAGGGCGTCGGGCTCCTCCGTCAGGTCGAGCCGCTCGCTCAGGACTATCGTCGAGCGGCGCAGCTCCGACAGGTCCTCTCCCAGCGCTACGCGGTCCCGACTCCGACCATCTCCATCGACGAGGAGCGGCTCGCCCGTATAAACGGGACGGCTCCGAGCGCGACGGAGTATGAGGCGGCTCGCGACGAGCTCCTCGAGACGCTCCGACGATATACCTCCCATGAGGAGAGCGCGCTCGTCCTCCCATCGTGGGCGACGCTGACGTTCTCGGCTCCATCCTCGGTCGAGGGCCTCAACGCGACCATCGAAGCTCTCAGCCGAGAAATCCTCCAGGCGTTCTATGCTCAGCATCTCGCCCTCGGGAGCGCTACCTCCTCGGGCGCCTACGCGACGGCGCAGACTCACGCGGAGCTCGCGGCGCAGATGGCGGGCGACCTCTGTCAGTGGGTCTCCGAGGGCCTCGCGGGATACCTCCGCGCGATTGTCCTCGCGAACATCGGGCCGATCCCGCTCGACGAGCTCCCGCGCCTGACATACTCGGGCATCCGGAGCAACTTGTGGGTCGAGAAGGTCTCGGACGTCGTCTCGCTCCTCTCCGCTGGGGTCATTACTCCGAGCGCAGAGGACGAGCGGGCTATACGTCAGGCGCTCGAGCTCCCGGCTCCGACCCGCGCGGCGGAGGTCCGCTCCGAGCGTGAGCGTCTCGGTCGGACTCTTCGTCCGGCTCCTCTCTCTCCTCCATCTTCACCTATCCCCGAGGGCGTCTAATGCCTCTCCTCACTCAGGAAGAGCTCACTCCTCCCGAGGCGGTCCGCGACGCGGCGCGTCTGGGCGTCGAGCTACATCAGGCCGGGAAGAGCGGCGAGCCTAATCCGGAGACCATCCGTCGAGCGAATAGCATCGCGGCGGGCGAGCCTCAGTCGGAGGAATGGGCGACGGTCGAGGCTCCGGCATGGTTCGCTCGACATGAGGGCGACTGGGAGGAGGGCGTCGACGACGTCCCGGGCTCCGAGTCTCCCGGCTATGTCGCGTGGCTCCTCTGGGGCGGCGACCCGGGCGAGGACTGGGTCGAGGGTCTCCAGCAGGCCTACCTCATCCGACGCGCTCGGGAGCTCGACCAGGGCGGCGACACGGGCGCTCGGGTCCAACCGGGCGTCTCGGCGATGGCTGTCGAGCCGAGTCACGTCGGCGCGCTCATGTCGGGCGCTCCTCGACGACACATCGAGGGCGCGCTCTCGGTCGTGCATGTCGAGGGCCCTCTCTACCCGATGGATTACTACGGGGCCCGGATGGAGCTCCGACGCGCTCAGCTTCAGGGCGAGCGGACGGTCGTCCTCCACGTCGACTCCCCGGGCGGCTACGTCTCGGGAGTCCGGGAGACTCGACGCGCTATCGCTCGAGCTCGCGACGCGGGGATTTACGTCGTCGCCTACGTCTCCGGGATGGCGGCGTCCGCGGCGCTCTGGGTCGCGGCGGCGGCGGACGAGATCGTCGCGTCTCCTCTCGCTCAGCTAGGCTCCGTCGGCGTCATCACGACCCTCTACCGCGACGCGGAGCAGGGTCAGACGGTCGAGGTCGTCTCGAGTCAGACCCCGAAGAAGCGCGCATCCGTCGACGATGCGGATTACATCGCGGGCCTCCAGAGGCGCGTCGATGAGATGGCGGGCGTCATGCTCGCGGAGATTGCCGCGGACCGCGGGACGACCGTCGAGGCTCTCGGCGATGGGTCCGTCTACGGTGCGGCGGAGGCTGTCTCTCGAGGACTCGCGGACCGTATCGCGTCCGAGTCCGACGACTGGATGTTTCTCGGAGGCTCGATGCCTCTCGATTATGCGCGGCGTGTCCGGACCGTCACGGCCTCCGCGTCTACCTCAGACGGAGACATGGAGGCCCTCGACATGAGCGAGGAGAAGAAGGCGCTCGACGCTCAGGTCGAGGCGCTTAAGACGGAGCTGGACGCGGTCCGCGCTCAGCTCGAGGCGGCGGCGACGTCGGCGGCTACGGCTACCGCGGAGCTCCAGAAGCGCGACGCGGAGCGCATGGTCGAGACTCACGTCTCGGCGGGGCGCATCCCCCAGGCGCGGCGCGGTGAGTGGGTCGAGCGGGCGGTTCGCCTCGGGGTCGAGGAGGTCGGGGCGATGCTCTCGGACCTCTCGCCTATCGTCGCGGTCGCGAGCCCGGTCGGTCATGGTGGCGCGGCGGCGGACGTCGAGACGGTCAAGATGAACCCGCGGGAGGCTGAGGTCGCCCGCGCTAACGACATGCTCGCGCGATTCCGCGGGCTCAAGGGGGCGTGATATGGCAAGCGTGAATGGTCTCCAGTCGATCAAGTCGTACCGCCTCACGGGGACCGTGACGCGCGGTCGCATCGTCAAGGCGGACGGTCTGAGCGGCGGCATCGCGGCGGCGGCTCAGGCGACGGGCGCGGGCGAGTACCTCCTCGGCGTGGCTCTGACGAGCGGCGTCGCGGGCGACATCGTCGACGTCCAGCTTCTCGGCGTGTGTCCGTTCGCGGTCGCGTCGGGCGCCATCGACCCGGGCAAGTTCGTTACGGCGGACGCCTCGGGCAAGCTCGTCGCGGCTGCCTCGGGCGACCGTATCATCGGCGTCGTCCTGAGCGGCTCGACCTCGACGGGCGCGACCGCTGACGGCGCGACCGCTGAGCTCAACATCCACCATTCAATCTTCCCCTGAGGTGATACATGAGCGCTGCTAATCTCTCCCAGCTCGCCCCAGTCTCCCCCATCCTCTCGGGCGCGGCCATCGGCGCGGCTCAGAGCGTGGCGGGTCTGGTCTTCCCCAAGCTCCCGATCCAGCAGGTCGCCCCGACCGCTCATCGCGGGACGATCTTCGTCGAGGCCTCCTCGGGCTACATGGGCTCGCCCCAGGTCGTCGCGACGGCTCTCGGCGCTGACTACCCGCGGCGCGCTCTCGGCGCTCCGACCTCCGTCCTCTATAGCTGCGAGGAGTACAAGCTGGCGAGCGACGTCATCCCGACGAAGCTCTCCCAGCGGTCGCAGTTCCCGACGGACCTGAGCGAGCGCGAGGCGGGCGCCATCGGGCGCAAGCTCGCCCTCGACATGGAGACCCGCACGGCGGACCTCTTTTTCAACGCGAGCAACTGGCCCGACGCGGCCCTCGGCGCGGTGAGCGGCGCGGGCTCTCAGTGGTCGACGACGGTCACGGCGACCCCGATGCAGGACCTCCACCTCATCAAGACCATCCTCCGCGCTCAGGCCTACGGGCGGGACGCGGACACGGTCATCATGGGTCGCGAGGTCGCGGACGCTCTGGCGGTTAGCCTCGCGGCCTCGGGCATTCGCGTCGTCACGAGCGGCGCGGCTCCGGCGGCTCGTCAGGTCGCGAGCGATGCGTTCCTCGTGGACATGGTCCGCGCGGAGCTCGGCTTGAACCTCATCATCGGCGGCGGTCGGAAGCAGACCAGCGCGGACGGCGTGGCTTTCGCGAGCTCCTACATCTGGGGCAAGAGCCTCTGGATGGGCTGCCTCGAGGGTGCGGACACCGTGGCGAATGCGTCGGGCGACATCATGACCCGCGCGGTCGCGGCGCTCCTCCTCGTCGAGGACGGCCTCTCGGGTCAGGGCGTGAGCATGGATGGCATCGCCCTCCCGATCTCCGTCCGCTCGTACGAGACGGCTCCCCCCCAGGCGGTCGGGACCATCGTCGCGGCGGAGGTCTACTCCGACGAGGTCGTCTGCGACACGAACCTCGGTTATTTGGTGACGGCGGTCGTCGCCTAATGGGAGCCCGCGTCCGACTCCTTCGTCCTCTACCTCGGTTCGGCTGGTACAACGCGCCGGTCGAGGTCGACATGACGCGGGAACAGTGGCTCGCGGCCTCGCGGCTGCTAGGGTCGGACGCGGTCCTCCTCGAGTACCGGGCGCCTCCAGAGGTCGAGGCGGTCATCGCTTCCATCCTCGAGGCGGGCGGGCCCTCGGACGCGGCTCCGGTCGACGTCCCTTTATCTGCGCCCAAGGTCCTTGTGTCGCGTAAGCGGCGCGGCTAAGTGGCGATCCCGGCGGACATCCGCGCGGCGCTCCGTCGTCGTCAGGCCGACCTCGACCGCCTCGGGAATCGTATCGGCGCGGAGCTCGTCGGGCTCCGTGACTCCCTACGCGACCGACTCCTCGAGCTCGCGACGGATGCGGGCGGCGGCGACTGGCGCGCGGGGATTCTCGCGCTCCAACTCGACCAGGTCGCGGCGGCTGTCGCGGACGAGACGGGCGAGATACAAGACCAGTGGCTCGACGGTCTCGACGCCATCGAGCGCGCGACTCCCGAGTTTCTTCGGGAGGTCGGGCTCGACCCGGAGACGGTCGTCGATGTCGAGGAGCTCGCGACCATCATCGACGCGGCGCAACGGGACGCGGTCGACGCTTTCCGGGCGATAAATCTCACGCTCTCGACGGAGCTCGTCCCGCTCATGCGGGAGGGCTACCGCCTCGAGAGCCTCACGGAGCTATCGTCCCGCCTCTCGGACCGTCTCGGGGTCTCCCTCGAGCGAGCATCGACGGAGGCTCGGACCCAGACCGCGGTCTATGCTCGAGCGTTGGCGAACGCCTACGCGGACACGACCGACCTCCCGGTCGGCTACGCCTACGGAGGCCCGGACGACGGGCTCACGCGGCCCTTTTGCGAGGCCTGCGTCGGGCTCTGGTTTTCGCGGGACCTCGTCCGGCGGCTCGACAACAATCAGACCGGGCTCCCCCATCCCTTAGAGTCGGGCGGCGGATACAACTGTCGCCATTCGTGGCTCGCGGTCCCTCTCAGCCAGGCGAAGCGCTGGGGTTACAAAGAGGCGACCGAGGCGGACGTCCGAGCGGCTAACTCCGCGGCGCGGTGACTCGCGCGGCGCGATGTGGTAGGGTGTCGCCATGACCGCGCGAAAGCTCATCACGGGACTCTCTCATCGATTCCGCTGGGCGGCTCCGGATGGCTACGTCGTCGCGGCTCCGTCTCTCGTCGTCGACTGGCCCGCGGGGTCTCAGACCTACGCGCTCACGGCGACAAGGTCTCCCGATACGGTCTCGGCTATCTCCGCGGACCGTCGCTCGCTCACGGTCACATGGGGCGTCTCGGGGTCATTCGCGGCGCTGTCTGCGATAGGCTCTCCGTCTCCCGCGGTCCTCCGCGGGGAGGGCATCGTCGGCGCTCCGGTGCGGGTCGTCCGCGTCGTCTCCATCGGCGCGGGGACGGGCGTCCTCGAGCTCGCGGAGGCGCTCCCTCTCCCGGTCGACATCGTCGGGTCGAATCCGTCCCTCTACTGGTCGGAGTACTCGGCGACCATACCGTCGGGAGACCTCCCGGCGACTCCGACGCGGGGCATCCGCTGGACCGTGGACTACACGGCCTCGGACCCTATCAGCGGCGAGGCTATCGACTATCGTCGAGACCGAGACGTCCTCCACGTCGTCGCGATGGCTTTCGGGACGGAGCTCGGGGACGCGGACCTCCTCGGCTATGTCCCGGACCTCCGGACTCGTCCGGTCGGGCAGTCGAGCTGGAGGGCCCAGCGCGAGGCGGCGCTCGACGAGCTCATCGGGCTCATCCGGACGCGCATCGCTCCGCGCGTCGAGGATGTCCTCCCGGGTCGAGCGTTCGCGAGGTCTCACGCCTACCTCGCGGCGGCGAACATCCTCGACGGGACGATGGTCGGAGGACAGGACCGGACGACCCTCGCGACCTACTACCGGGAGCGGGCGGTCGCGGAGCTCGAGGCTCAACTCGCCCTCGTCGACTGGTCCGACCTCGACCGTAACGGGGAGGTCGACCCAGGCGAGCAACTCGCGGCGGTCGTCTCGCGGATGACCTCTCGCATCGGCTCGACCTTCACGAATCGCGGGGTCGTCGACTTCGTGACGGACGCGGCTCCCTATCCCATCGACCGCGCTCGCGTAACGGACGAGCGCTGACGCATGGGCATCAAAGTCAAAATCGACCTCACGAAGTTCCCGCGCTACTTCATCGACGAATCGGCGATGAAGGACATCGCGGAGACGCTCCGAGCGAGCATCATCCAGCGGGCCTTTTTCGAGGGCCTCGACGTCAAGGATACGCGGTTCGACGCCTACTCCGAGAAGCCTCGCGTCGTCTACTACGCCTCGGAGACCGCGCGGCGCTTGAAGCCTAAGGGCGGGACGGAGTGGATAGGTCGCCGAGGACCTCGCAAGGGCGAAGCGGTCGGGCGCTACTACCCGGACGGCTACCGTCAATATAAGGCGGAGAGCCGCAAGGGTCTAACCGAGGGCTCCGTCGAGGTCGACCTTATCCTCTCGGGTCAACTCTCGCGGAGTCTGCGGGTCACGCGGACGACGACTAATCAGGCGCGCATCGAGGTGCGGGGCTCGGCGACGGCCTACGCTGCGGCGGTAAACGCGAAGCGGGAGTGGCTCGGAGTCAGCCCGCGAAACGTCGAGGACCTTAACGCGGTCCTCGCGGAGATTGTCGGAGCGGCGGCGCAGCGCTCGACGGCGGGTCAGCAGGCGTGAGCGTCGAGACCCTAGTCGAGGCGATGGGGCCTCTCCTCGCGGCGCTCGAGCCGAGTCACGCCCCAGGGCTCCGGCTCCTCGTCGTCCCGGAGGTCCGGAGCGAGGGCGAGCTCTTCGCGGAGTCCGACCGAGTCGGCTCGCGGGCGGTCTACATCGAGACCGGAGCCATCATCGACACGGGCCTCGTCCAGGGCGACGCGCTCGACGAGGTCTCGCAAGCGCTGACGGTCGTCGTCCTCTACCGGGACGCGGACCTCGGACCGCTCGCGACGTGGGCTCCGACCTCGGACGCGGCGCTCATTATCGGCGCGCTCCGGCTTCATTCTTTCTGGGCCCCTCACGTCTCCGACCTCGCGGTCCTACCGGAGACGCAAGTCGAGACCCGGGGCGACATCGACCGAGTTACCGGATACGTCCTCCGTGTCCGCCTAAACGTAAGGAGCAGCATATGAGCGCGGGACGTCTCGGCGGACAGAGTGTCGCCATCGCCATCGAATCGACCTACGGGAGCCCGAGCGCGACGGACCATGCGCTCGTCGACACGTCGGGCCTGACTTACAACGCCATCAAGCCAACGCGGACGAGCTCGTCGAGCGCGGCGGAGTCGGCGACCATCCCGCTCTATTCGGAGCCCTCGGTCTCGACGAGCGGCGCGGGTCAAGTCCCGGAGGTCGAGGCTCCGTATCTGTCCAGCGGCGAGCCCGCTATCCGGGAGCTCGGGGACTTCACGCTCGTCTTTAAGGGCGAGAGCGCTCAGGGTCTCAACTTCGGGTCGACCCGACTGAAGGAGCTCCTCGCGACCTCCCTCGGGACGGTAAGCAAGACCGGCGGCTCCGCTGTCACGGTTACGGCGGCGGTCTCGACGACCGTGTTCGAGGTCTCGGCGGGCGACCTCAGTCTGACGAATCCGGGCGACGTCGTCGCGTGGGTCTCATCGGCGCGGCTCACGGAGTACGGAATCGTCACGGCCATCAATGCCGGGACGAATCAGGTCACGGTCCGACCCGCTTTCTCGGCGGCTCCCCAAATCGGCGACTCGGTCAAGCTATGCTCGGTCGTCTATCCGGAGATCGGGGCGGTCGGGGCGACGTCCCTCGCGGTCCGGTATCGCGACCGCGCTCGAGAGGTCGAGGCGACGGGATGTCGCGCGAATCAGATCGGGCTCGCGTTCGCGGGCGACGACTCGCGGACCGCGGAGATTAGCGTCCAGCTCTCGCCCGCATACAAGACGACGCAGGCCTACGGCGGCGCGCTCGCGGCTCCGAGCAACATCGGAAACGGGACGGCGCTCAAGCGCTGGGGACAAGCTGTTTACGGCGACATCACCACGGGCGCGCGGACGGTCGCGACGCTCCGCGGCTGGGAGGCGACCATCGCCATCGGTCTCGACCCGGTCGGCTCTGCGACGACGAGCATCGTCGGGGCGGCGGATGCGGAGGTCGTCTCCGCTCAGTGTACGGTCTCGCTCACGTTCAGCGACTTCGCGAGAGCCCAGCTCCGCGACTGGCTCCGGCTCGGCTCGACCTATACTTGGGTTCTCCCGCTCGAGGGCGGAGAGCTCGCGGGCGCGGCGCTCATCATCCCGTCGGCGTATGTCTCGGAGCTCCCGGGCGACACGGTCGAGGACGAACGGTCATACTCGACGTGCACTCTCTCCGCGGCCTCGAGCGAATACGTCGGGACCAGCGGGACCCCGACCGCGGCGAATGGGGCCTACTTCCTCCTCGCGTTCTGTTCCTGAAAGGTTAGACCGTGGCTCTTACCGTAGTCGTGTCGGCGGCCATTCCGACGCGATTCGTCCTCCTCTGCGACCCGGCTATTCAGTCGGCGAACGATGAGGAGGCGTGTCGTGTCTATGCGGAGACTCGGGACATCGGAGCCCTCGTCGTCCCGGACAATGCGACATGGGTCGAGGCGCGGGCGCTCAGTAAACGCTCGGTCGCTCTCCATGACCTCCGGGCGGCGCGGGAGCCCGAGGGAGACGACATCTCTCGGGGCCTCGCTCGCCTCGAGGCGATAGCGGCGGACGTCATCGAGAGCATCTCGGACTTCCCGGACATCGTCCGCGGGGCGTCGGGCTACCCGGTCGCTCGACTCTATGACAGGCTCGAAGGAGCGGCGGTCATCTCGCTCGTCTCCGAGGTCGTCGACCATGTGGCGAGGGTCTCGACGCTGGGAAAATCCAAGCCCTCGCCCTGAGGTCTATCGCGTGGCGAGGCGCGGCCCAGAGGCATGGAGTCCGACTCCATGTCGAGGGGTGTCAGAGATGCGCGGAGCGGGACGGTCTCCCTCATGAGCCGGGCCCGCTGACGATGGCTCTCGAGAGCGAGACTCACGAGGACCTCGCGGCGTGTCCTCTATGCGAGGTCTCCGCGGCGTGGGTCGGGGTCGTCCTCGACGTCTACGAATGGACCGGGAGGGGCCAGAGCGCGGAGGATGTGGTACCATGTCCGGCGGCGGTCGTCCTCGATGGCGTCCTGACGCTCGCTCGCGAGCTCCGGGTCGTCGAGGGGTACGAGGTCACGCGCTCGAGCTCGCGGAGGTGACATGGTCTCGGACGGGAAAATCGGAGTCGACGTCGAGGTAACGGGCGCGGCGGAGTCCGAGGCCAAGCTCCGCAAAATCGGCGAGGCGGCTCGCGAGGCCGGGGAGAAGGCTGGTAAATCGGGCGGTCTCATCGGTCGATTCGAGGCGGCGACGCGGTCGCTCGACGACGCGGTCGACAAGGTCGAGAAGCCGATGCGGACGTTCTCGGGAGCGGTCGACCTCGCGTCGGTCGCTCTCGGCGTCGGTCTGGCGGGTCCGCTGGGGCAGGTCATCCAGCAGCTCGTCGAGATGGGGAAAGCCCTTTTCGAGTCGGGCAAGCAAGCCGGAGTCTTTGCGAAGAGCTCGGAGCAGATAACGGCGGAGCTCCGCAAAATCGGGGACGCGGCTAAGGCGTCGACCTCGGACATCGAGGCGTTCTATTCGCAGATCGGACAGACGCCCGCTCAGCTATCGGACGCGGAGCGCATCCTCTCCGACGTGGGCGCGACGCTCGCGAAGACGCTCAAAGACCGTCTCACGAAGCTCGACGATGAGGCGCTCCAGGCGACCGCGCTCCGACTCGCGAAAGAGCAGGAAGCGGCGGACGCAAGGCTCAAGGCTCAGAAGCTCAAGAACAGCCAGGACCGCGACGAGGTCGCTCAATCGAACTCCCTCTTTAAGCAAGCTCGAGCGGCGGAGGAGGCGGCGGCGGCGGCGCTCGCTCGATATGTCGAGCTCCTCGACCTCCGTCGGACGGCGGCGAAAGAGGCTCAGGACCAGGACGACCGGACGAGGAAGTCTCTCGGGCTTCAGACCCGAGGCGAAGAGGCAGCGGCGAAAGCCGCGGCGCTCAATGCGGAGGCGGCTCGTAAGCGCATCGAGGAGCAAGAGAAAGCGCGTCAAGCGGCGGCGGAGGCGTTCAAGCGCGCCCAAGAGCAGCGGCGTAAAGCGGAGGCAGAGGAAGAGGCGGCGGCGGAGAGGCGGCGCAAAGACGACGAGGCTCAACTCCTCCGGCTCCGGGAGCTCGGAAAAGAGGCGGCGTCGGCGATTGCGGACATCAACGCGGCGAACGAGCGCGCGGCGCTCGCGGCGTCTCTGGCGGCGGCGGGTCAGACCATCGCGGGATACCTCCCCGGACTCCAGGCTGTCGGCGTGGCGGCGGCGTCGGGCGTCGGCATGGTCGGAGGCGTCGTCGAGGGCGCGGAGGCGGCGCGACAGGAAGAGGAGGCGGGTCGAGCTCGACGCCTCCAAGCGGCGCTCGATGGAGACGCGGCGGCGTCGCTCGCTATCCAGCTCGAGGACCAGGGCGCGAAGCTCCGGGAAAACTTCGCGAGCGTGACTCAGAGCGCGCTCGACCTCCAGAGCATCGGGGTCGGAGCGGTCAAGGGATTCGCGGACGCTGTCGGCGGGGCCCTCGCTCAGCTCATCATCACGGGCGGCGCTTTCGGAAAGAGTTTCAAGAAAGTCGCGGGAGAGGTCGCGGCCTCGCTCGCGTCTCAGTCGCTCAGTTACTCCGTCTTCCTCGGAGCCGCGGCGATCGCGTCGGCATTCTCGCCCGGCCTCCTCGGTCCGTGGTGGAATCCGGCGACCCTCGGCGCGGCGTCGGCGGCGATGGCGGCGGTCGGTGTGACTCTGGGTCTCACGGCTCGAGCTCTCGGCGCCGGCAAGACGGACGCCCCGAGCGCGGGCGGCGGAGGCGCGGCGGGCGGCGGAGGTGACAGGACGGCGAGTTACTCGGCTCCGGGTCAGTCGAGCCCGTCGATGAATGTGACGGTCGTCCTCGGGGTCGAGCAAGTCTCGGACGTCCTCGTCAGACAATCCCAGCGGGAGTCCCGGTCCGGGTCCCTCGCCTCCTCTAGACTGGCGGTCGCCTAATGGGTTCCCTCGTCCTCGGTTCTCAGCCTGCGGCGAAGAAGTATCCAGCGCTCCTCCGCGGCGTCGATGTCGCGGAGCTCCTCGGCGAGCCCATCTTCCAGCGCGGCGGCGTCGACGTCATCGTGACCCCGGCGGCTCAGACGTTCTCCGGCGGTCGGTTCCCCGACATCCTCGGGTTCCTCAACGGCTACGGGTCGCAGACCGGGCGCTCGATGACGGAGGAGCTCCGCTCGAGCTGGGTCACGGCGGGCGGCTCCCCGGGCGATTCGTGGGAGGTCATCATCACGGAGGACGACCGGGTCGCGGTCCGTGTCCCGACGGTCGACCTCGCGTCTTTCGACCTCGCGGCGAGCTCCGGGAATGCGTGGGGATTCGCGACCGGGACGACCAGCTCCTCGACGGTCGGGACCTATCAACAGGTGACGGCTCCGGACGCATGGAAGAGGGGGAACGTCGACCTCTACGTCGCCCCGAATGCCATCACCATCACGGACGGCGCGACGGCCTGCGCGCTCTCGACGACGACGGCGCGGGTCCAGGCTATCCCGACCGCGCTCCGCGCCTCTACGGACTCGGAGGACGGGCTCGGGCCCGTGTCCTCCCTCGAGCGTCTCGACAACTTCTACTCGGATTCTCCGGACTTCCGCATCCGCTGGGGCGTCGATGCGGCGGGCAAGGTCTGGACCTCCTACCCGTCGAGCGTCTCCGCGGTGACGTGGCTCGCGACGGACGCGGGCCTCGCATTCCGGAGGCTCTTCGGGTTCACGGGCGAGGAGACGGTCTCGACGGTCCTCGGTCGCTCCATCCTCACGGCGACGTACCCGTGTCCGGCGGTCCTCGTCCTGTATCGAGGAATGAGCCGATACCAGGTGAGCACGGAGAGCATCGACGGAGCCGTAACCCTCGCGAACGGACGAGCTCGAGGACGACACATCGGCGCGTCGACGCTCCACGATGTGACCTACACACTCCGAGGCCCGACCTCCCAGCTCGACCAAGAGGGGCAGGCGGTCCGCGCCTTCTGGCCCTCCTCGGGGCGCGGTCAACCTCTGACGCTCTGGCTCGACATCGGCGACCCTCGACGACATCGGCACATCGAACAACTCTACACGGGCGAGACGGTCCCGGAGTTCTCGACGGCCTACACGACTCAGCATCTAAAGGGGCGCATCGTCGGGCGCGTCGCGAGCTCGAGCTCCTCGACCTCGACGTTCGGTCTCGACGGAGCGCGGGTCCGGAGCTCTGACGTCTCGGTCACGATTGCGGAGGAGCCCTAAGTGGCGCGGACCATCCCGGCGACACTGACTCCCGTCGACCCGTCGACCCTCCTCACGGGCGAGCCGCTTAAGGCGACGACGGTCGCGGCGCTCGGGGCGGCGGTCAACTGGAGCCTAGCTCACGTCGCCCGGGCTCCGGTCATCGCTCAGGCGTGGGCGGAGACCGCGGGGTCGGTCCCGTGTGCTCGGACCTCTCCAGTCCCGGCGACGGTCGCGGAGTGGGTCATTCCGGAGCTCGAGGGCGGCTCGGTCGTCTCGGTCGTCGTCATCGCTCGAGTCCGGTCGGGCGTCGCGGGGTCCTCTCACTCGGTTACGGTCCAGTCGGTCAACGGCGCGGACTCTTTCACGGTCAATGCGACGACCGGTCTCGACGCGACATGGAAGGCATACACGGGGACGCTCGATGTCGCGTGGATTCTCTCGCGGGAGACCATCCGACTCCGCCTCGCGGGGTCGACTAACGCTATCGAGGTCGCGTCCCTCCTCGTCTACTGGCCCGCTCTCGCGTCTCTCCCAGCGGGGACGACGGCGGACGGTCGGACGGCGGTCGACGATGGGGAGCTCGTCGCGGACCGACCGCTCTCCGCTCGCGTAGGCTCCCAGATTTACGCGACCATCGACGCTCTCGGCGCGCTCCCGAGGGTGCATCTCAACGTCTCGGACCTCCAAAACGTCGAGCTCGCGAATCAGGACCGCCTCCCTCCCTACGCCCATCAATGGCTATCGCCTCGATTCATCGACTCGGCGGACCGAGCGTTCGACCTCCTCGCGCGGGTCGTCGCCTCGAGCGCGGCGGCGGGCGAGGTCATCGTCCAGCACTCCGGCGGCGCGGGCGGATTCTCGTCGTCGACCATCGAGTTCGGCGCGCTCTCCGTCCGAGACGCGAAGACCGAGGAGCTCCGGCGGACAGACCGCGCGGGCGCGTATGCTCAAGACCTCTCCGTCCAGTGGCAAGCGGTCCGAGTGTGGCCCCAGCCAGACCCGGCGACATGGGATACGGTACCGACGGCGATGTCGACGGTCGACGCGGTCCACGGCCTGTTACTCTGGAGCTTCTCTTGACGGTTCCCTACACCTCCCGGCGGCTCGTCCCTCCGTCTCCGCTCCCGACTCAGTCGGCGAGGCCCGTCCTCGGGCAGACCCTCGCGGCGCTCGCGGACGGGGTCAATACGGTCGCGGGCGTCTACGCTCGGAGCTGGCAGACAGTCCACGTCTCCCAGGTCGTCGAGACCGCGGCGGCAAACCTCAACGGCTATGTGCACTCATCGAACGGAATCAACCAGACCGTCCGGGCGGCGTATCTGGTCGGGCCTCTCGATGAGGCGCTACAGGTCGCGGTCCTCGTCTCGTCGGAGGCGGAGGGCGGGACATCGACGCCCTCGGTCACGGTCCATCTCGAGGACGTCGGCGGCTCCGTCGTCGACGTCGGTATTAAGTGGCAACGCTCCGACGGCTCGCTCCGGGGGAATGAGGAGGAGCGGCCTAACGGGTCCCGGCGGCTCGTCCCGACGTGGTACTACTCCGGGGACCTACGTCGACCAGGTCTCGCGGTCGCGGCGCTACCGTCCCTCCCTCGAGCGCTCGAGACGGTCGCCTCGACCTATGACCTCCGCGAGGCTGTCGCGGTCGTCAGAGCCTCGACGGTCTCCGCTCGACTGCACGCGGTCGCGATTCTCCCGGTGTGGGGTCAAACGCTATGAGCGATCCTCTCGTCGATGCTCTCCGCGGTCGCGAGCTCGCGGTCGTCCTCGTCATCTCCGGTGTCACGGACCGCTACTACTGCGGGCCCGCTCCGGACGTCGAGCCGATACCAGGGACGACCGGGCTCGACTATCGGGACGTCTGCGCTCTCCTCTCCCTCGGGGCGGAGTCGGCGACCGTCGACGACATCCGCTCGAAAGTCTCTCAGGCCCCGGTGACGGTACGTCTCGCGGCGCGGGACGCTCCGGTCTCAGCGGCTACGCGGACCGCGGCGACACACTCCATCGACCCCGTGTCGACCCTCCGGCGCATCGGTCCTCGAGGCGCTACCGGGACGAAGCTCGCGGGGACGGTCCCTCACGAAGCGGGCCCGACGGATGTCGACGTCGTCGACGATGTGTCGGCGTGGTCTGGTCTCGTCCATTGTGGCCTCGAAGCTATGCAGCCGACGGCGACCATCGGGACGCAACTCCAGGGATGCGCTCGAGGCGTCGCAGATACGCGCATCGCTCGCCATCTCTACCAGCCGACGCGCGGCGCTCAGCCGACGGTCACTCGCGATGTGACCTACTGGAGAGGGCGTCCCGCAATCGTCCGAGCGGCTCCGGTCGTCGACGGCGTCCGCGTCGGAGCCTATGTCGAGATATGGCGCGGCGTCCTCGACCGGGAGCCCGAGCTCTCCGGCGATGGCATGACGCTAACCGTCAAAATCGCGGCGATGTCCGCGGCGATGCGACAGCGTCTCTCCGCTGGGGCGACCTCGACTAAGCTCCTCCGCGGGTGGCATTACTTCACGCCCGGGCGCGCGTCGGACGTCCGCATCCGTCAGGTCTGGCCCGTCGGCGCGGCCTATCGCGGCGTCGTCGACGTCGTCGCGGTCGATGCTCAACTGACGTCCGACACATACGACGCCCATGTCGCGCAATCAGACATCACGCTCCCGGCGGGTCATCCTCGGAGCGGAGCGGTCCTCCTCTCGGGGACGCGATACGAGACGACGGCTCGGCTCCCAGGGCTGGAGCTCGACCTCGACCCTAACCCTCCGGTCGGGAGCTACCGCCTCCGCAATCCAGAGCTCGCGGAGGACGCGCGGCTCTCGCTCATCGACGACAGCGGGCCTCAGGTCGTCGCGTGGCCGGAGCGTCTCCTCGTCGCCATCGCGGGCGCGGACGCTGGGCTCGCGGCCTACAACCTCGCGACGCATCGCCTCGACCGCTGGACCGTCGACACGACCCAGGGCGACGCGGGGCGATGGGCCTCCGTGTCGATGGCGCAAGGCGTCGGGAGCTGGGAGTTTAGGGCGGGGCTCGTCGAGGAGCCTCAGGCGGACTCCGAGCTCACGCTCCGATGGGTCCCGAGCCCGGCGGACATTTGCGTCGGTCTCGACTATCGAGGCCCGGACGATGCGGCTCACTTCATCGACCTCGAGGCCGGGTCGGTCGCGATACGGAATGAGCGCATCACGGGCGAGGCTACCCTCGGAGCGCTGACGGCTCTCCCGTGTCGAGGTCCCGCGCTCGCGTGGTACCAGAGCGCGGAGCCTTACATCCTTGTCGAGGAGGACATCTGGAGCGCGGGCGGTCCGATGTCGGTCCGCATCTCCGGAGGCGACGATCTCAACTACTCGACGGGCTCATTCGACGTCGAGATCGCGGGCTCCTCCGTCGTCCTCGACCCTGACACGGGCGACCCCATCGGCTACGCCCTCGCGGTCTCCGCGGTCTCCGACCCGGGCCTCTACGCTCTCGATCATGGGACCCCGGTCACGGTCACGCCCCAGGCGCGGAGCTACGGGACGCCTCCGACCGAGCTCCTCCTCCGACTCATGGAGAGCGGGGTCGGAGCCGGGACGAATGGGGCGTGGGACGTCTACCCATACGGGGCGAACCTCGACCAGTCGGACATCTTCGAGCCGTCTTTCTTTACGTTTCCGATCCCCTCCGCGCTCGAGGGGGCGACGTTCGACGTCGACTCGACCCAGACCGTCGAGGACTCGCTCGGGGACGTCCTGACTCTACTCGGCGGCGCGGTCGTTCAGCGCTACCTCGACGGGCGTCAAAAGCTCGCCCTCGTCTCTCTCTCCCCAGCGTCGGACGCGGCTCCGGTCATGGTCATCGAGGACGCGGACATCCTCGCGGACGGACAGGTTACATCCGCGGTCGATGGGCAAGTCGTCCGCGCCTACAAGCTCTCGACCAACTATGACGGCTCGGGCAAGCCGACGAGGGTCACGACATTCGTCGACTCGGACGCGGTCGATGCGGCGGGCGGAGACGGCGGCGAGCAACTCGCCCTCGACATGCGGGGAATCAACGTCGACGGCGGTCCGCTTGAGGCGGTCGCGGCACTCCTCCCGGTCATCCAGCACATGAGGCGGCGTGTCGGGGTGCCTCGCGTCCGGTATCAACTCGCGGTCTCTATCGACCATCCGGGCGCGCTCGAGGTCGCGGTCGGAGACGCGGTCACGCTGACGAGCTCGAGCGCGGTCCGCATCGACGGGACGCTCGGTCTCGTCTCGGAGCCGTGTCGCGTGATGGGCCTTGAGCGGGACTGGTCGGGCGGTCGTCTCGGTCTCACGCTCCAGTCGACCGGGCTCCGTCCGGCGGGCTGGGTCCCGTCCCTCGAGGTCCTCTCGGTCGTCAGTCCGACGGAGGTCCAGACCTACTCAAACCTCTACACCTCGACCATCGACCCGGCGACGGGCGAGACTCAGACCGACCTCGCTCGGACGGGCCTCGACTACTTCAGCGCGGGCGACCGCGTCCGATGTATCCCGGCGGGCAACTGGGGCGCGGGCGTCGAGCGGGACATCGTCGGCATCGTCGGCGACGTCGTCGAGCTCTCCGCGGCTCATGGTCTGGTCGCGGGAGACGGCCTCGACCATGCGTCCTACGATGACGCGACCTCGACGACGCGGCGCTATGCCTACCTCTCCGACGCGGCTCATACGCTCGGAGCGGCGGGCGACCGCGGGAAAGACGTCGGCTAATGCTTCACGGTGATACGCCTATCATGGTCCTCGGCGTCGTCCTGAGCGTCGCGGTCGTCGCCCTCCTCGTCTGGTATGTGAACAGCATTATCCCGCGGGAGCTGGGCCAACGTGAGTGGCTCACGCGGTTCGTGGCGTTCGTCCTCACGGTCTTCCTCGGGATTTTCGCGGCGGACGCTATGGTCTCGTGGGATGTCCAGCTCATGAGCGACGACCTCAGGCGCGGGCTCTTCGACTTAATCAAATCGATCGTCCTCGTTGTCTTTGGCTATCAGTTCGGAGCACGGACCTCGGGTCGAGACGACGACAAGCCGAGCGAGTGAGCGGACTCCGTCGTCCAGGCTAAGCGCTCAAGTCGAGCAACGGCGCGGACTTGCGACAATCGACACGAGGCCTCTCTTTTTCTACTGTTTTTATTTGCAAACTGAAAGAGGCGGGGCTATGGTCTCTCTTGTCGACGGGGAGTCGGCCACGGACAACGGAGAGACAACATGGGCGAGCGAGCTAATCAGGTTTTCAATTTCTCGACGATGAGCGCGGCGTGGGCTTTCATGCGGGCCTGCGACGCTCGCGGAGATATGGCGGGGTTTCCGTCGACGGACGGAGCTAACTCTGTGCGGGTTATGACCTCCGCTGGCGACATGGCGGCTCTCGTCGCGGTCGCGGCTGGTATCGAGTCGGAGCACGCGACCCACTGACGAGCCCTCGGCGGAGGGCGAAACCGCTCCGGCGGTCTGGGATGCAACACGAAGCCGCTGGGGAGCGGCGAAAGGTCAACACATGGCAAGCAATACGGACATCATCCTCGGCGCGGACGCTCTCGGTCCGACGGCGGTCGTCGCGGCCTCGAGCGCGCTCGCTCCGGACGCGCTCCGGAATCGCCCTCAGGACGCGCTGATTGTTCTCATGGCGGGGCGGGAGCTCGGTTTCGCCCCGATGCAATCGCTCCGGATGCTCTCGGTCATCAAAGGGAAGGTCACGCTTTCGGCGGATGCGACGGTCGCCCTCGTCCGCAAGTCCGGAGAATGTGTCGAGTGGCGATGCGTCGAGACGACCCCGACCCGGGCGACCTACACGACCAGGCGCAAGGGCGACACGGAGCCGACGGTCCTGACGTGGACCATCGAGCAGGCTCAACGCGCGGGGCTCACAAACGGTCAGGGATGGCGCTCCTACCCGGAGGCGATGCTCCGCGCTCGATGCGCGTCGGCGCTCGCCCGCATCGTCTACCCGGACCTCGTCGCGGGCATCTACGACCCCGACGAGCTCGCGACTCCGCTCGACTCGGTCAAGGTCGAGACGCTCCGTCCGGTCGAGCCCGTCCAGGCGAAAGCTCAGGCGCTCGCGGTCGATGTGGTCGAGATCGTCCCGGCCTCCGAGCCCTCGACCGAGGACCGTCGTCGGGCGCTCATCTCCTCGATGATGCTGGTCGAGTATGACGCCCCGGCATTCGTCGAGGAGCTCATTTCGCGGGACGGTCTCGACCTCGGGACCGCTCCCATCGACCGCCTCGAGGCGGCGGTCCGCTACCTCGGGACGCCTAAGGGCGCGGCGCACATCGCGGGATGGGCTGCTAAGCGGGACGCGGCGATGAGTCAGACCGTCAGCTATGAGGAGGGCGAGCGATGAGCGTCCGAGACATTGAGGAGATCGAGGAGCTCCGGACGCGGGTCGTCCGCGCGGCGGTCCGGGCGTGTGACCGTGGGGCGATGACCTCCGAGCGCATCGTCGATGTCTACGTCGCGGGCCTCTACTCGGGCGCGCTCGTCTTCGGTCGAGGCACGTCGACCCAGGCGCAGGCGATTCGACACATCCAAGACATCATCGACCGCCTTGAGGCGCTGGGGGTCCAGTCATGAGCATCGTCGTCGGAGAGAAAGAGCCGCGCGGATTCGACTGGATAGCTATGGGTCTCGGCGTCCTCCTCGGAGTGACGGGGACGTTTATCGTCGGCGCTCGGAATGGGGAGCAGGTCGGTCGGAGCATCGAGTCGGCGACCCGGTCATGTGTCGACGAGGTCGGGACGCGCAATCTCGACAGCATGTCCGCATGCTGGGATATGCAAGCGGACGCCCTCAATCGAATCGAGCTCCAGAGGCAGGCGCTCGATCGCCTCGCGGACCGCTGCGTCCTCTCCGTCCCGGAGGCGGAGCGACTCAGGGTCACGCGGACGCGAGACGTCAAACGATTTAAGGTCGAGACCCCGGCTCCGTCCTCGACGGTCGGCTCGGCTGACTGGGGGTCGGAGGACTTCGGTCCTCCGGGCGACCCGGACGGCGCACCATGAAGCACGACCCGGAGAGATGGCTCCGAATGCGTCGACGGCTCCTCGGGGCGTGGTGTGCCGATGGTCGTCGGACCTACTACCGATGGGAGCCCGAGGGCATGGAGGCGAC